GTGAGCACGATGATCCCGGCGACCTTCGCCCAGTCGAGCGTGACACTGCCGAACGCCGCCGACGTCACCGGCTTGGGCTTCATCTCCCCGACCCACCCGTACGTCCCGCCGCCGGTCTGCGCCGGGATTTTGGTGTTGAAGGGGACTTTATAGAGACTGAGCTTGTCGAGGATCGTCGCCGCGCGCATCATCTCGATAAAGTCGTTCGCGATCCGCGGCTGGACCAGGGGGCTCGCCCACGTCGCATCAGTCGCCGTGCCCGGCGCGACCGCGGCCTTGAGCGCGAGCGCGACTTCCGGCGTGCTGTCATTCCACCGCGCGGCCCAGTTCGCGGGCTCGATGCCTTCGGCCTTCGCGGCGATGCGCGCGCAGTGATAGCGAATGAACGCCGTGCCGGCCGGGAGATTCGACTTGACGGACACCTGGCCGTAGGGCGAGGTGAGCCGCGGGGTGTACGTGGGCACCGCGGTCGCCGTCGCGATCAGTTGCTTCTCGGTGTCCTTCCAGCGCGCGATCTGGCCCTCGAGGCCTTGGGCCTTCTGACTCCACGCGTCGTGCTGCTGCTGCTCGGACTCGGACAGATCGCGGTGTTCGTTTTCCGCGGTCGTCATCGCGTTCAGCATGCTCTGGGCGACGATCGCCCGCTCGGACTCGAGGCCGTGAATGCGTTCGGGGATCGTCGGATTGCTCATGGCAGACTCCTGCGCCAGGGATTTCACGAGGCGGATGCTGGCGCTGGCATTCGCGGGAATGGTGACCAGGGAGAGTTCACAGATTTCGGTCTTGGTGAGGCGCCGCGTCCCGTCTTTCAGGTACTCGACGCCGCCGGCCAGGATGCGATGGCCGATCGACACGCCGGAGATCAGGCCGGCCTTGATGGATTGCCACGCCTCGTCGACGCGCGCCTTGAGCGGCCCGGGCTCGTCGATCTCCGGGAGCTCCGCGTCGAAGGCGATGCCCTGCGGCGTGCGGGTCAGCGTCACGCGGCCGATCGGTTGCTTGGCGTCGTGATGGAACAGCAGCGGAATCCACGGGGCGAAGGTCGCGCCGGCCGGGTCGAGGCTATCGCCCTGGCGATCGAGCTCCGGCGTGGACGCGATCCCGGAGAACGTCCGGCGCTGCACGTCGACACCCTTGACCTCGAGGAGCGAATAGGCGCGTTCCACGGAGGCCCACACCCTACCGTGGGGGTTGACTAGTGTCTATTTTTGTGCGTGGAAACGTCGTGCGCGAGCACGCGGCGGATCCATTCGGCCGTGGTCATCCGCGCCGCCTTCGCCTCGCGTTGGGTCGCCTCCAGTTGCCGGCTGGAGACGCGCACGGTGTACGTGACCGATTGGTCGTCGGGGTCGATCCGCGGCCGGCCGCGCGGTTTCATCCGATGACCATCACCGCATACTCGGGGGCCTGAACGTTGCGTTCCATGGCGTCGATCGCCTGGATGAGGGCGACCACGCCGTCAATGCGTTCCGTCGAGGCCTTTTTCGAGGGCTTCAAGTTCCCCGCCGGGTCGGTTTCGACGGACACGTTGCCGACGTTCCACCGCAGGACCGGGTGGCCGGCGTGCCGCAGGGTGCGCGACAGGACGTGTTTCTCCAGGCTTTTGGTCGCCGCCGAGAGGCCCGCGAACGTCTGCGGGACCTTGACGAGCGGGCAGCCATCCTGCTCCAGGCGGTAGATCAGGCTCGTCGCGTTCCACGGGTCGGTCGCGACCATCTCGACGTCAAATTCTTCCCGCCACGCCTCGAGGTGCAGCCGCACGGCCTCGTAGTCGCCGACGGTCGGCCCGGGGATCGTCGTCAGGTACCCGTCGCGCGCCCAGGCGTCATACGGCACGCGGTCGCGGCGGACCCGGGCGGGAATCTGGTCGCCGGGGACGAACACATGCGGCAGCACGTCGAACCCGCCATACCCATCCGGGAACACGGCCACGAGCGCGGTCAGATCCTCGGTCGCGCTCAGGTCCATCCCGACGTAACACCGCCGGCCGCGCAGGGCGGCGCGATCGATCGGCGCGAGGCACGCATCCCACGCCGTCAGCGATAACCAGCGACTCGCCTGCTCGGTCCACTGGTTCAGATAGAGCCGGCGGAAGTTGTTTTCCTGCGCGGGGATCTCCGCCGCCCGCGCGGCGAGGATCTCGAGGTCCTCGAGGCTGCGAAAATCCCC